TATGCTTGGTTGTAATAAACCATTTCAAAAATTTGTTTACCACCTGTAGTTTCTGCTGCTTTCATTCTTGACATCAACCATGGGTAAGAACGTTTACTTGCCCATAACATACATTCATCATGTTCTTCCGTTTCCGGTATTTGACATTCTAAATCATGTGCTGTTTCTACAATACTTGTAAAAGCTTCGTTGTTTAATAGATGATGGTATAAATCATCAGGGTGCTGACGTGAACCAATCACTACAACTGCAGTATGTTCCTCTTTACGACTTGATAATGTTGTTGTCCACCATTGTCTAGTGTTTTCTCTTGCACCGGGTTGCATAGTAGTTTGGTGGTCTTCTATGTCGTCTGCAATAATTATGTCACAGTCACGTGATAGAATCTTACCACCCTTACCTACGGCTACCATAGTTGGTGATTTGATACCGGGTACCGTTCTTGTTCCTACAGTAAACTGATTCTGTGACCATTGTTTACCACTTCTGTTATCAGGCTTAAAGTTTTTACCCGGTTCACAAAAATCTTCTTGTAATCTCTCGTTACTTTCTAGTTGGTCAAGTACTGAAGATACAGCATTCTTTGCAATGTCTTCATTACCACCAACCCACATAATTCTTGTATTAGGATTTTTACATATTTGATATACTGCAAAATGTATCAACAACTCTGTCTTGCCATGTCGTGGAGGACTAAGTACTAATAACTCATTACCCTCTTCTATAGCCTCAATAATGTTATTTATCCAATTTGTATGAAAAGGAGCTGTTTCGTATTTCTCTCCTGTTTCTGTAGCAAAGTACTTTCGGCGAAAAGCCGAAAAATTTTTTAGAGCTTTTTGGGCATCTTTTGGTACAGCCCAAGTTTCTGCATCTTTCTCGTTCTGCACATCAATCTTATAAGCAGCATTCATTTTAGATACAGTAGCAACAACGCAACCTAGTTCCTTAGAAGCTGCAGTTGCAGTCATCTCACTATTCATTACTTTGTCTGCTAAACCTGTATCTACATACTCTTTATAGTATTTACCCTTCATAGGGGTAAGTGGGGAGTATTCAGAGTTAATAGGCTTTTCTTGTTTCTTATTGTGCCTATATTCTCTCATATATTGCTTTTGTTGACATCCACTAGAACAATATTTAGATTTTCCTGCAGCTAACCTTTTCCTACAGTCTGTCGCGTGACATATCTTTTTTGACATGTTTCCTTATGATTTTCGTTAACGTTTGCGTAATGATAATTATATGGTAAGGTAGCTATAATTACAAACATTGAAAGCTATTAATTTATTACAGGTAAAGAGGGAATCAGGCTCACGAAAGCTACCGATACATAAAAGTATAACGGAGTAACGCAAAGGTAGTACCCGAGGATAACGGAAAACTTTCAATCAAACTAACTTTCTATAATAGCCTGTTATGTCCATAAGAACCTTTCCCCTACAGGGTTTTCTAACATATCTTTTACTACTTACATATATACAGGTGGGGGTACGCACATTAGGATGTGTGGGTCATACGTATGCGATATGCGTGTATGTAATGCGTGTAGGTAGCACATAATGTGTGCAGAATAATACTAGATATAGTGGTACTAGATGTAGTGCTACAATATATGGGGTAGTTGTTTTAAAGTACCCTAGTATGTAATTAATTTAACTTCTTCTGTAAATAAATGAACTCTTAATATAAAGTAGGAAGTAGACCACCCCCCAAGATGTTGTGGCTAGAGCCAATACCACAAGATGTAGTGGTGCCCTGAAAATGTAAGGATGTTTACCCCTTAACTTGTTAAGGGGATAAACACCTTATTCCCTGTGAGGAGATGATTATGAGAAAAATAAAAAATATGTGGTATTTCTCGTGGCTTGATGTAAAAGTATTTAGAATTAAATATTTTGTACTCACGTTGCTTGATGTAATTACGTACGTGTGGCACGGTCACGTGCTCGGTAAGGATAGGAAATGAAGTACGCAGACCCGTGGGATATTCCTGTAAATAAACATTGTTTTGCGTGTCACAAGTTCATTGATTACTCCGTTAATCAAAAGATTAACGAGGGTTGGTTTGAATGGGATACGGAACCTATGCCAAATTTTTACGCTTGTTCTTATGAATGTTCGTATGAGATTGAGTTGGCTATGTAGGAGTTTTAACCCTCTAAGAATTAGAGGGTATAAAACACCTAAGTTTCCCCTGCGTTTGTGGGGATGAGTAAGTACGGGCGTTTGAGCGTCGCGTCACCTGTGATTACAGGTTGCAGTACTCGGTGGAGTTGAGTATTGCAAAGTGTAATAACAAAACTCCAATAGGAGGTTTACGTGAGTAAACTATTTAAGAACGACAGTATTGAGGTACACGTCGTAAGAAATGAGAATAACGTAATACTTGATAACTTTGTTATCAAAAATCTTGCAACATTGGAATACATTGTATGTAACCAAAAAGTAGATACTTGGGATGAGATAACATCAGAGATGATATTATCCCCTGTTACTAAGAATTATGCTGATGTACAGGATATGGTAAGGATTATGGCACTTGACCCTACGTTGAAAGCTATCACACCTGAGGGCTTAACAGCTATCAGAAGTGAGAGAGGTAAACGTGCTTGGGCAAAGAAAAAGGCTTTAGCTGAGGTTTCAGCCGAGTAATTATCTCGCACCTACTTGTGTATGCAGGTGGGTGTAGGATACTTATTCAAGTATCAATATTGCTACGCAGTAATATTATTATTATAATTATCAACAATATATTTATTTATGAAAGGATTGAATAAATAAATATAATAGTGTGGAGGTTGACATGTTATGCGACATGTGTAGAAAAGACGAATATAAATATCTCATGACGTACGGAAACGTAAAAAGCAGTATATTGTATATGGTGCAGTGTCCTACGTGTGGGCATAGAGATGTTAAAAAAGGTAACGTCAAGCGTGTTACGACGTAGCGAAGGTGGGCTTAACGTCGGCGACAAAGTCTACGACAAAACGTGGATGCAGCACACGGCGTACATAAAGACGACGACAATTACCACGAGAGTGGTGGAAATGGAGAAACAAAATGGGAGATAGAGCGACCGTTGTTCTGTATGAGCAACAACAAGCAAGTCCTAATCAGTATAGTTACAGTCCTGTAATTTATACTCATTGGGCAGGTGGACGAGTAGAAGAAATTGTACAAAGTGTACAACAATTCTATATTGAACGCAACGAGGATAGGAACATGACACCTTTTCTCAGGCAAGAAGTGGAACGAACGTTCCCCATACTTGTAAATGCTTTTGCACAAGCAGGTGCAGAGCCACAAGTCTACAACTTTAAAGAGATGTGGAAATTCAGGTATGTGTTACCGTCGGCTAACGATATGCCGATAGTAGCTGATGACAGGGGATTGTATCTCGTGAACGTAGAAACTCTGTTCGGCGTATGGAGTGATTACGATTGGGCAAAGGAAGACGCATGAGCGAACAACAATTCACAATGGATGATATCAAAGACCACATACGTACATTGATACTTACTATTGATAGTATTAATGAAAAAATAACGTTAATAGGTACTATTCAATCCCTTGTTACACAAACACTAGCAGAAAATAATCCTGAGTTCATGAGTAAAATGATGGCAACAGTTCTAGCACAGGACAGTTTCAGAGATGATTTTACGCAGTTTCTGAATGAGGGTAATGCACCTGATGAAATTAAGTTGTTCATGATGGCTATGAATGAAGCATTACACGAACAACAGGAAGAAGAATAATGAAGTATGAATATCATATAGGTGAGGCGTCAATGGATGAAAGACATTGGTCTATATCATCTAAACGTACACTTACAAAAGAAGAAATAAATGACGCGTTTTGTCAAGCCGACATGAGTGACGGACAAAAGCCACAGACAATAGAACTTGATACAGGTGTACAAGTAACTGTTGTATTTGACGGTGTTGAGTTTGGCGACGACGCACAAGTTAGCTTATATCAGGGCGACCTGAGAGAGGAAGAATAATGTTCACGAAAAAAGAACAACAATACATAAATGAGTTACTTACATCATCATGCGAATGGGATGACAACCCACCAACAGAGATGATAAACAGTATAAGTAAAAAGATAATTCTTTTTACAGATAAGGAAGAATAATGTATTCATGGCAGGGAGTATTTTTGATACTCGGATTTACATACGCGACATATCTTGTGTTGGAATTATGTGTACAGTTGTATAGAATACAACAGGAACAAAAAGCAGGTGGCTTTAGCAAAGAGTTCTTGCAAATGTTACGTGACATGCGTGACACGAAAGATGAAAAGTAATATAATTTATTTTATAATTTATTATAAAAATAAATTAATTAGGAGTTGTGTATGAAAAAGAAATATAAAGGTCTTTCACGAAAGGCAAAATGGCTTGTAAGTGACGATAGATTAATTACTGTGGACGGCACAGACGTACCCATAATTGCTTTATCACAAGCATTCGGAAGAACAACAGTTACGTACGGTAGTATTGATAACCCACAACAAAAGGTTTTCAATAACGACGCATGGGTTGTTGTTGACGAGAAAACATACAAGTCAAGAGTAAAAACTCAATAGGGCTAAGGTTACTCATACGTGAGTAGCCCGAACGTTATAGGATATACGTACCAAACGTCTATATACATAACCCTGTACCTGTAACGTTCGTGCTATTCATTACCTGAATAGCTTGTAAAGTAGGAAGCGTTCACGCTTTCATGAGTGTACTACTGTGCCTCCAAGCTACGTAATATACGAAAGCTACACGCAAGTGTAACCATGTGGACGCTACCTACGAACAGTAAAAACGAAAGGGGGTTAACGATATGTTACCCGAGGGTATGAGAAAAGCAGACTTACCTACCGTTAAACGTGGTGGTAAACAGCCTAAAATTTTGTCAGACGACAAAGTTAAAGTGCTATTAAACAACCCTGAAGAGTGGTATCAAATAGCTACCGTTCCTCAGTGGATAAGTGGTGTTGTTGCGAACATCCAAAACGGAACTCAAAGCAACATCAAACACTTGAAAGATAAAGGCGTCTTTCAGGTAAGGCAAAGAAAAAACAATGAAACATCATGGATTGATATTTATTGTCGGTTCATGAGAAAGGATAATATATGACAAACGAAAAATCATGTTGGGATTTAGCCAATCTCATCATTGGAAAAACAAATAGAATATTATTATACGGTGCACCCGGTACCGGTAAGACGTATTCTGCTGTAAAACAAAATGCACCATTGAATATCAATGGGGAAGCAAACGTATTCCAACTAACCATGACAGAAGAAACATCAAGTGCAAACCTTGAGGGTGGCTTTCAGATAAGCGACAATGGTTCTTTCAAATGGGTAGACGGTATCGCAATTCAGGCATGGCGTAATGGGGGTAGATTGGTTATCAATGAGATTGACCACGCTTCGCCGGACGCTATGACGTTCTTACATGCTGTGCTTGATGATGTAGATATTGCAGGTATTACGTTGAACAACAATACTAAAGAAACTGTTAGACCCGTTGAGGGTTTTCAGGTGATTGCAACTACAAACCAAGACCCCGAAAGCCTACCGGAAGCACTTAAGGATAGATTTCCTGTGCAACTGCACATAGATGAAATACATCCAAAAGCTATTGAGAAGTTTCCGGAACAATGGCACCAAGTAATTAAAGATACAGCCATACTCAATGATGAGTATGAACGTATCTCTGTACGTAAATGGGATGAGTACTTCAAATTGACCAGAGAGAAAGGCTTGAGTGATGACGACGCAGGTGCTTTGGTATTTGGGGAACGTTCTCAAGAACTAATGGACGCAATGAAACTTGCACCACAAGATGATGGAACATAGACCTTTTCCCGAGATAGTATCACAAGATAAAGATTGGGAAGTCTACGAGGAAACAAACCAACCTCGTACCGACATGACTAATCGTAAGATGTATGTACCACTCGGTGGGGAATGTACACATTGTGGCATTAATCATGGGAGAGTTATACGTAGACATGAACTAGGTCACGTCAAGTGGTCACCTAAGTCGTTAGGTAAACTACAAAAGGGTGTGATTGAAGAAGCCGTACATCTACTAGAAGAGATTAGAATTAATCATCTTCTGTGTATGCATGGTATACCTATGTACGATTGGCACACTTGTCAAGAGTTACATGAGATGAGAATGCGAGAACTTGTTGAGAAAGGTTCTGTTGCAGACATCATTAAGTTCGGTCTAGCGTCTATATTCATGGCTGATAAACGTTCTTGGTCAGGTCATCCCGGTAAGTTAAGTCATTACTTCATAGAAGCAATGGGTAAAGAGTGGGTATCACTCATAACTACCTTTGACAAGTTCAAGAAAGAGGAAACTCTTACATGGAATAGGGTAGAGGATGTACAATTCGCTATTGATACAGCGATTAGATTTTGGCGAAATCTAACTACAATCTCTGTTCGTTCAGACAAGTTCGCACAAGAAATATCATTCAAGAGGGTAAAGAAGTATGCGAAAGAGCTATCAGAAATTCTACTTCTGTGGAGTGACAATCCCGAAGAGTATGATGTTTTCTTAAGTGAACAAGAGAAGAAAGAACTTCAAGAAGAACTAGAACGTCTACGAGAAGAGTTCAAAGAAACTCATGGCGAAGATGAAGTCTATGAAGAAAGCTATCGTTATGAACATGAAAGTAATGAAGCACTCAAGAATGCAGGTGGAGTTGGTGTTACCGACAATGACATCAAACGACTTATATCCCGTAACAAGAGTGACATTAACAGAGAGATGGTTGAACGTCATGACGTTGAAAGTCAATGGGGTAAAATGCACATACTCAAACCTCCATGCAATGTTAATTTATCTAATCGTATTCGTATTGGATATAACAACATAGCTGAGGACAGAGGGCAGAATATTCGTAACATGCACAGGTGGACACAAGACAAGAAAGTATTCGGACGTAAAGGTAAAGTTTACGGTGGTACTGTTTTGATTGACGCTAGTGGGTCTATGCGATTATCCGGGCAGGATATTGTTGAGATTATGCAACAAGTACCTGCTGTTACTATTGCAATGTACAATGGTTGGTCAAAAGAGGGCTTCTTACGTATCATTGCTAGAAACGGTAGACGTGTTCAAGAAGATTACATTCATGAACATTCAGGGCATGGTAATGTTGTTGACTTACCTGCATTGCAATGGCTTGGCAAACAACAACCTAGACGTATTTGGGTTAGTGACATGCAAGTTGTTGACAATCACGGAGTTACAAAACAAGGCTTGAAAGAGTGTGTTGACGCTATGCATAGTAACAACATATTCAGACTTGCCGACGTTGATGAAGTTAAACGTTACGCTAGAAGATTAAATAAAGTAAGATAAAGGTATGCCCATGAACAGGCAACTGTGCATGGTAATCCTTTCCCGTGTTACACATGGGCTAGTGCGATAGGAATAGAGATAGAAGAGAGTTCTATACCGGTATTTTACTTTGTTATTTCTTTCATTAGGCAGAGTTTTGTTTCCGTCATGAACACCTATCGCACATTTTTTCTATATTTACTCATAATTTATTTGTATTATGCTAGTATTTTGTTGTGGTAGATATAGAAAAACTACTTGAAGAAGCAATAAATGGAACTAAAACACCCGAGAAGTTTTGGCAAAATAAAATAACAGACGAAGCTAAACCCTTTTGGGAAGCTTGTGTTGAACGTGCCAAAGCAGGAAAACCTATAAAACCTTATCGTATACACAAGATATTGGAAAGAGAATATAACGTAGTAGTAAGCGACACTGCAATACGAAGATACTTTGATAGGTTACATATCAATGGTTGATGAAGATAAGATTTCTAAACTTTTAGCAGAGGCAGAAAGCGAACGCATACTTGAGCTAGAAAAGGCTAACCTTAGTTTACTAAGACAGTTAGACAAAGCTAAAAACAAGACAGAGAGAATGGTTGAGGCAGTTTATGAGGCTGTAAAAACAGGTCTTAGCACCTATCGTGCAGGTAAAATCCCGACCCCAAATCTTCCCCCGATAAAGAAGAAAGGAAAGGAAATAGCCTGTGCGATACTCTCTGATGTACAACTTGCAAAAGTTACACCTACATATAATACGCAGATAGCAGAAGAACGTGTCATACGATACGCTAATAAGATTGTTGACCTTACAAACATACAACGCGAGGCGACAAACATCACGAAGATTTCAGTATTTGCTGTTGGTGACATCATAGAGGGTGAGTTAATATTTCCCGGACAAGAACATACAATAGACAGTTCGTTATACAGTCAAGTGACAGTAGACGCACCACGTATATTGACACAGTTCTTTGACATATTGTTAGCTAACTTCAAAGAAGTAGATGTACATTGGGTAATAGGTAATCATGGACATTTGGGTGGTAGAAACAGAAAGAACTATCATCCCGATAGCAACGCAGACCGTATGCTAGGCAAGATAATGGACATGATATACGCTAAAGAAAAGAGAATTAAGTTCACAATACCTGATAGTACAGGCGATAATCATTGGTTTGATATTGCAGACTTGGGTGAAAAATGTAAATTTTTTCTGTGGCATGGTGATAACATCAGAGGATTTGGTGGGTTCCCATGGTATGGATTTGGTAAAAAACTAATGGGTTGGAAAACATTAGCTAGTAATGGACTAATGCCCGACTTTGATTACGCTATTGCAGGGCATTTCCATACTCCTACGACAATGTATGTTAACGACATACGACTGTGGGTAAATGGAAGTACTGAAAGTTACAATACTTATGCATTAGAACAACTTGCAAGTATGGGTAGACCATGCCAATGGTTGCTCTTTTGTAAACCGAAGTATGGTGTAACAGCAGAATACCTTGTAAATCTACAAGATGAATAGTAAAATGGACAGTATATGACAAGTATAAATGTCAAGGATGTAGAACCATCTCTGACGTTGGTGGGGATAGAATACAATGGTGACACACCGTTGTTGTTCTTCAAAGATACTGAAGGAAATCTATCTTTCCAACATCTTCAGCGTGGTATTCTTCGCCTAGACAAGTAAAATTATTTTGTTTTTTATTATTACTTTGTAATAAAAAACAAAATACATAGAGAGGATAATGTATGGCAGAAAAAAAGCCAATTAAATTGCTATCCCCGTTCCCAAAGAAGCTAGTAAAATCAGCTCCTAAAGGTAAGTTCGGAGATTATGTTCCTCATGCACACTACGTAGAAAGACTACGTGATAGTGGTGTTAAGTACTCATGGTCAGTTGAACCATTGTATGGTACACACAAAGGTGTGAAGAGGATAGTAGGTGCAATCGGCACTATTGAGATAGAAGACATGGGTAGTTTCATGGGTTGTGGTGACGTTGATACCATAAAACTTGACAATCCCAAGTTCAATGACGGTTCTAATCTAAAGGACGCAGAGAGTGACGCTTTCAAACGTGCTTGTATGCGTTTCGGATTAGGTGTTGAGCTATGGTCAGGTTCAGATGAGAGTGAAGAAGAAAGTATGCAGAATGCAGTCTACTCTTCAAGTACACAAGTACAGTCACAGAAAGTAAGAACCAAGCCGGAACCCGTAGAACCACGTCCATTGGATGAAATATCAGAGGATGAAGCACCTTTTAGTGACCCCGTTAAGTCTACTGACGGTAAACTCAAGATAATTGAGGATACTATTGCAAGATTACTTGACGGGAAAACTGACGAGGTCAAGAAATATGCCTTAGATTTAGCAGATAACTATGCAAAAATCAAGAAGTACCCTGATAAATCCATGTGGACAAACAAACAAATGGATGATTACTTCGCTAAGCTAGAGATTGGACTGACTAAAATCATACCTGCAAGTACAGGAGATGATTTTATAGACAGCGTTCAGATGGAGTTGGGGGAAGTAATAGATAAAACAGTAGCCAACCAAGGCGTTAGAGATGATTTGAAATGCCCATTTTGTAGTGGCAAAGTATTTGATAATCGTTTCAATAAACGTAATGAGAAAAGCCCTGACTTTTCCTGTGGCACCAATGAACCTAGTGAGTGTTCAGGTCATACAGGTAAGTGGCGTAAATCATGGTGGCTCAACTCATCAGACCTACCAAAGGAATGGAATATTTGAGTAAAAAAATAGACTACAAGCGTCAAGGTTCACAGAACAAACGTAAAGGTAGACGAAAGCAGTTAGAAGCTCTACGACAAATGCAGATGCCCGAACCCAAACTAAGGTACTTGAAAGTACATGAAGAGGGTTGGAAAGAAGCATTCATACGTGTAGAAGTCAAAGCAGGTAAACAAGTACAATCACTGTGGAATAGGTTTCTTAAAGCCAAAGAACAGAACGATACTAATTTACCTAATGATGATAGACCTTTTGTGTTCATAGCAAAACCTGACGGTACAAGTGAGGGTCTAGTTTGTTTCAACATAAAAGACTTGGATGAGTTTTGTGCAGCATACAACTTACACATACAAGGTGTAAAGTACAAAGCTAGACAAGAAGAAGAATGATAGAAACAATTATATTGTGTCTGTTCATACAGACACCTACTCCTAGTGATATGAGTGACTACATAGCATGTAAGGATGTAGAAGAAAAAATTCAATATGTTACTGAATGGCATGATGTCATAGCAGAATATTTTGAACCGGAAGATATATTACAAGCTATGCTTGTAGTCTTCTGTGAGAGTAGTGGTTACGCTAATGCCGTTGGTACTAATACTGATGGTACAAATGACGTAGGTCTTTGGCAGTTCAATGATAATACTTGGGCATGGCTTACCCCTAAACTCAACATAAAAGAAAGTAGAAGTAACCCGATAGTGTCAACACGTATAGCAAGTTGGCTTGTATACAATGACGGTTGGCACCATTGGAATAGTAGTAAAGGATGTTGGTATGAAGAATATATTTTCAGACCCTAAAGAACTAAAGAAGTGGTGTGTCACTACTGCAAACGCATGTGGTGGACAAGAGGTTGGTGTCAAAGGTATGAACATGAACCCTACAAGCATGTCACTATTACAAAAACAAATGGACAAGTTCATTGAGGATTACGAAAAAACACGTGTTGCAATAGATGAACAGAAAGAAGAGGAATAATGGAAATTTATTTTCTAATCACAATACTTACATTGGCTTCAATCACTGTGGGTATAATGATAGGCAAAGGATTGTGAGGCACAAATATCAGGTAGAAGTTAAGATGACGAGAACATATCTAGCTGAAAATGTTAATCACGCATTTGAAATATTGGATGAAGATTTAAAATATGTACATCCTAATTTTAAAATATTACGAAAGGAAGTTAAATGAGTTATACAAAAGACGCATGGGAAAAATTTGAAGAAGACTTTGTTACCCATCCGGAACATGACAATGACAAAGGTCTTACATTTTGGGTATTGACCTATTATGAAGACGGTGATACATACAAAGTATTTTCTTTGGACAAAAGTAAATTAGATAATGTGTTACAAGGATGGGCAGAAGATGACAAGAACGTTGAGAGAGATAGTATTATACCATACAAACCTAACAGTTTTGAGGATATGTGTCGTATGATTAATACGTTATTGCCCGGTGGAAAAGGAAACCCATGGTTCATAATGAACAACCTGACAAACGAGTAAGCCCTGACGGGGAACACCACAAGCTAGAGTATCAAGAACGTATTGATAACTACATACCATTCGCAGAGAAAGTATTTGAAGAGTACTGTGAAAAGAAAGGTATGAAGTACAAGCAGTTACACTTGAACGATAGAAGTGACTTTGAAAATTCACCCATACCTAATTGGTACAGAATGTCACCATTACTCAAGTCGTTCCCCGATTACTTTGTTTACAACGATACTATGCAGTTTCTAGTAGAAGTAAAGTCATCTAATCGTGTGAAAGTAAAAGACCTTATGCACTACTGTACACTTAACACATTGTATTCAGAGGGTCGCCCAACCAAATATGCAATAGCATTTTGCTTTAAGAAAGGTGAAGTAAAACTACTAACGATAGATGAGTTAATGTTACTGATACCTAAAGCTAAACTAGGTTATTACGAAGATAACAGAATGGATTATTATGAGTTTACTTGGTGATAAATACGAACCCCTACCTCCGGAAGTATATCTAGCTGAAAGTCCGATACATGGATTTGGTATATTTGCACAAGAGATAATTCCCGTAGGTACATTCATAGGCATTTCACATGTAAAAACAACTAACTCAAGCTTTACGCACGGGTTAATACGTACACCATTAGGTGGGTTCATAAATCACAGTGAACATCCTAATTGTAAATTAGAGAGTAGTTTCTTTGACGAATGGAATACTCTAGTAACAACTAAGGATATTATGCCTGATGAAGAATTAACTTTATCGTACAGTCTGTACGACCCAACCTAATTATTTTTTTGACGCACGTGATTTAGCTACGGCTTTAAGATTTATTTTTTTACCTTGCTTGTAAGCCTTAGCTGTTCTTCTAATTTCAGACGCAACCTGACGTTTAGAGTTCTTCTTATTCTGTAAATACTTCTTTGGAACACCATGCTGATACGCAACTTTACGTTTCTTACTTCTTTTTTTTGCCACTAGATTTCTTCTTACCCCCACCTTTTATGTCATTATCTTGAGAATGACCACCCCTAATAAAAGAATTAACTCTCCCCATAGCCCATGCAGCCATGGAAGCTGACTTACTACCTGATGATAGATAAGCTCCCTGTCCTCTTCTGTATACCTGTGCAAGTTGTCCATAGGTGTATTTAGAGTTCTTTGCTTTTTTTTGTAACGTAGCTTTGGTCTTAGCATTGAGTGGTTTTCTTGCAGGTTTCTTAGCCATTACTTCTTAATCTTCTTTACTTTGCCATTCTTGGTTCTTGCAAACTTATGTGTTTTAGTTTCACGTATAAGAGTACCGTAGTATCTCTTACCACCCCACATCCATGATACCTGTGCCATTACTTCCAACCTTTCTTTGCTTTCATCTTTGCACTCTTTGACAAAGCACCATAGTGAACAACTTGTTTTGAAGATTTAGAATGACTTGCACCTGTGTGTATTTGTCCATTCATTCTATGTGTTTTACCTTTGTATTCTTTACCACTCTTGAAATAATGTTTAGCTCCTGCACCCATTATTTTCTTCTCTTACGTTTCTTTAGTGCTTTAAAATCTGCACCTGTAATCTTATCTCTTGGTTCAGCTATACGGGCAATTTTTTTTTGCTTCTCTGAGTATCCATTTTTTTTAGGCATACTACCACTTTACCTTATGAGACCAATAACGTGCAGACAATTTATCAGGATTTCTGTCTTGTGCATTGTGTCTTGCATAGTAACTTTTCTTACGAGCTTTATCTTTTTTACTCTTAGGGTTCTTACCTGCACCTTTAACACCTTGTTGTCCAAAGCGTATGAGCTTTACCTTATCACCTTTTTTTGCTAATACTGCGTGAGATTTAGTCTTATGTTTAGGTGTTCTTTTGGGTTTATTATAACCTGAAAAACGTTCTCCACGATAAACGATTGCCATGATTAGTACCCTCTTTTAGGCATTCTTTTCTTTTTTTTCTTACCCGGCATTACTTTCCTTTCTCTAACATGTAACCTTGTACACGTAGCTTAGCAACTCTTGCTGCACCTTTACGTTGTTTCTTAGCTTCTCTAGCTAACTTAGGTAAAGAAGCAACTGCTTTCATTGTAAAAGGTTTTATAGCCATAAGTTCATTAATAACTTTAGACCTTTCCATAGTCTTTGCCTGTGCTTTCTTGAGCATAGCTTTATTCTGTTTAATTCGCCTAGCACGTTCTTGATTGCCTAGACCATCATATTGATAATTCATTATTTACTTATCTGTTTTTTTGCGTATTCTTTTACGACTACTAGAGCTGCACCACCACCTGCAATAGCTGCAAGTTCAACTGCATTTGCGTCAACACCGACTAATGGGCTAACTACTAATGCACCTATGAATGCTTCAACAAACGTCCATATGGTTTTCTCTAGCATGTCTTTAAGTGAATCACTCATTTTATAACTCCATGCTTCATTCCACGGGGTCCACCCCACATCCTTCTTGAACGTGCCGTCTTGGTTTCTTCTTCTTGAAATTTTTTCTAACATTTAATAAGTATACTTTTTTTGTTTACTAATTTTTGCTCCATATAAAGCAATGTTTTTTGTTTTACGTCTTGGTTGTGATGTTGCCCAACTATAAACGTCATAAACATCTTTTAATAATAATGCTGTACCAACTCCCGGTATTAATCTAGTAGCACCTTTTGTTGCAATCTTTGCACCTTGCATAACAGCTTTTCTAGCTGCAGGACTTAATGCTTTACTTGCTTTACGAAGATTTATAGGTGAAAATTGACCTGCTTTATATCCTTTTAATGGGTCAGCACCTTTTATTTTTATTTTTTGTCTTTCAACAGGTAACTTACTTGGGGGTGTGTAATCTGCAGGTGGAGTATATGGAGTTCTTACACCTGTTTGTGGAGTAATAGCACTTCCATATTTATCTCTGATAACAGGAGGTAATTTAATATTTTTAGGTATTGGTTTCTTACCTCCACCTAATCTTGATACTTCAGCAATAGTATTAGTACCTAATTGAGGTAAAACTTTTGTTGATTTAATATTACCTACTCTACTTGCTTTTGTATACATTGATTTAGCAGCAGGTATTTTACCGTAACTTACTTTAACATTTACATTTCTTGCAGCTTTTCTTAACTTAAATGGTTTGTATGGTCTATTGACCATTGTAGATTTTATTTTACCTTCACGAAGATTTGTATATATGTATTCATTTTGAGCTGCAATCTTAGGTCTGCCTGATACTCTATATCTTTTTTTACTCATGTTATATTCCTGCCATCAAGTTTAGCATTAATAATTTGCACATTACCATTAATCTCTGACAATTTTTCTGATATATCATCCCAACTTATATCTGTATTGTCAATCTCTTGTACAGATGGTGTGTCTAAATTTATCTTGGAATATTGTATAGTAACTTTATTTCCAATCAATAATTCTTTAGCTACTTTAGGATAAAGCTTTTTATAAGCTGCTGTTGAGCTACCTACCATGCCATTATAATTTACATCTAAATCTTGTTGTGTGTCACCTACAATTAAACAACCACTTGTATGTTCATCTGTATTCCCTGTATGTATAAGAATGTATTGAAAACCGGGTACATCTTGCAAATGTAACATACCATGATGTGCTGTACCATATCTTGTAGAGTATCTTGTATGAAAACCACCTGTAGTTCTAAACTTTATTTCATATTCACCTTCAGGAATACATGTTTCATGCATAACTTTTTCTACTTGATACTGGTCTTCAAGTGTGTAACATTCAAATACACCGTTAATAAACAACAATCCATTAGTTGCATCCTTTCCTAGTTGTGTTCTAACAACCTGTAGTTTCATTTGCTTTTACCTCCTTTTGATTTTTCTTTTCTAAAACCTATAGTTAATAACCAAACACCTAATGTAATTACAGTGGCTAAGCCAGTGACCTGTTGGGCTGAACCGGTAAGTGTGAGAGTGGCTATAACTAATCCAACTAAAGTCCAACTAAGGTTCAATGTTTCTTTTATTGCTTCTACTATCCAATTACCTAGTTTTTTAAACATTGCCTCTCCTAAATACAAAAGCTGCCATAGTAGCTATTCTAG